CCGGCAGCGAAGCCCGAACGATTGAGCGCGCGCTCGAGGAAGCCGATGCCGCGCTACAAAAATCGGAATCCTCGAAAATTTACTCGGTCGCTAAGGCCGCGCGGTCCGCACGCGCGAACGTGCAACACGCTTGGGCGATCATTCGGTCGAAGGCGTCGACGAAATGACCGACGAGCTTTCACCGATCACGTCGGCGCCCGCGAAGATCTCACTTCGCGAACAGGCCGACGAGGCGCACCGCGAGCTTGTCATGCGGCACCGGGTTTACCCCGGCCTCGTCAAGCGCGGAAAAATGTCGGCGTCGGAAGCTGAGGTCGGATTTGCGGTGATGCGCGCAATGCGTGACACGCTGCGCATGTTCGCCGAATACGAGCCGGAAATCCGCGAAGCGTTGAAGAAAGCAATCGAGGCGCACCGCGAGATTGAGCAATCGCCGCTCGCGAAAACGGTTCACGATGCTTTTCCCGGCGCGGCAATGGAGCTTCGTCCGCTTAGCGATCAACTCGAATTCATGGGGCCGGACTCGGGCGACGGCGCCTCGTTTGGGGTTCCGGCCGATACGCCCGCGGTAGGGAGTTCGGCCCCATGATCCCGCATAAAACCCTCGCCGATGCAATCGAGGCTTGGCTTCAAAACGAGATCGTCAAGGGAACGCCGCCGCACGTGCTCGGCGAGGAATTGGCGAAGGGCATAGGCCTCGGCGTTCGGTTCTACGTCGCCGCCGCAGCGAAGCGCGGACACGAGGATTTCGTCGTGCTCGGCATCGCAGATGCGGCGGTCAAAACGGCTCTGTTTGCGTTCGCCGATACGCACACGGAGCATTGATGGCCGACGTCGTGATTTCAATCATTGTCCGCGCCACGTCGGCAAGAGGCATCGCGCTCTATCAGGGCGCGACGCGCGAATACGTCGATCAGACGACGGGCGAGATCGTCGACAAAGAACACTGGCACTGGATGCCAATCAAATTTGTGAAGCGTCTCGACGGCGAATGCCAGCGCGGCAAACCCGAGCGAGTTCAACTGCCGGAATGGCTGGCAAAAAAAGAGGGGTTGCTATGAACGATTTACCTTTGCGGATGGTCGCGTTTTCGAAGCTGGCGGCGCCGGACGCGATCAATGCGCGCGCGAAGTCGAATGAAGGCATCGACGAGCTTTGCGCGTCAATTCTTGCGCAAGCGGCCAAGGTCCCGAGCGAGAACCCCGGCGACGGCCTCATTCAACCGCTCGCCGTCCGGCCGGGCGATAACGGCAAGCTCGAGATTAAGGACGGGCGCCGTCGTTTCCACGCACTCCGCAAGCTCGTCAAAGACGGGCACATGAAAAAGTCCGACGTTGTGCCGGTCATCGTGCGCAACGAAACGGATAGCGAAGCGCTCGAGACGTCGCTCATGGCGAACATGGTGCGTCTGCCGATGCACCCCGTCGACCAACACGTCGTCTTTGCGAAGCTCGCCGATCAAGGCAATTCGCAGGCGGAAATTGCCGCGCATTTCGGGATCTCGGAGCGCACCGTTAAGCAGCACTTGGCCCTCGGCCGATTGGCTCCGAAGATCCGCGATGCTTGGAAAAACGAAAATATCAGCGCCGACGTCGCGAAGGCGTTCGCCCGTCACGAAAACCAAGAGGTTCAGGCGTCGCTCTATGAAAGTCTGACCAAACAATTCGGCAAGCGCTTCGGTGTCCACCAAGTCGTTCACGAGCTTTCGGGCCGTCGCATCACGCTCGCGGATTGTCCCGAGTTCAAGCTCGTCGGCGCCGACGCCTATACGGCTGCGGGCGGCAAAATCAGCGAAGATCTTTTCGACGATAAAAAATACGTCGACGACGTCGCGCTTTTGCAGAAGCTCGCGAGAGAGAAAATCGAGGCAATGTGCGCCGACCTTGTTGCGGACGGATGGAAGTATGCCCTCGATTCGCACGACATACCGGCGAGTTCCGATTTCCCCGCGTGGCCGAATGTAAAGGACGACGACGAGAACGAGCAGCTTTTCGAGTATGGCGGCGAATATCAGCCCGAGATCTGGACGGCCGAGGAAAAGGCCCGATCCGGTTGTGTCGTCGAATTAACGGCCAACGGGTCGCTGAAAATTTATCCGGGCGTCATTCATCCCGATAGCGTTCACGCGGGCGAACCCGAAACCGACGAGAACGTCGACGATGAAACCGGCGACGATGCCGACGACGATTCCGATGAAAGCGAGGACGAGTTAACGGCGGTCGTAACCGATGACGGCGTCGACGACGGCAAGATCTCGGCCGCTCTCATGCGGACATTGTCGGAAGCGCTCACGGTCGCGACGACGGCTGCGCTCGAGCGTCAGCCGGACGTCGCGGTGCGTGCGGCAATAGCGGCGCTGATGAGCCAAGGCGGCGGCGGTTTGCAGCCGGTAAAACTCACGACGAACGGATGGCCCGGCAATGCTCGGCCGCCGAAGCGCGCCAAGTTCAACGAGGAATTTGCAAAGCTCGAGACGGTAGCGCTCGACGAGCAATATATCCGATTAGGCATCCTCGTCGCCGATGCGCTGGATCTGCGATCATACAACGGCGCCGGGCCCAATGCCCACGATAGAATTCTGATCGCGGCGCTCGACGGGAACACGTTCACAAGCGAAGCGCGCAAGGCGTTCAGCGCGACGGATTATTTCGCGAGGGCGGGCAAAGAAATCGTGCTCGCGGCGATTGAAGAAATGCGCGAAGGCGGCGGCGGCGAAGGCCTCGCGCCCGAGGACGTTCTCGCGGAAATGAAAAAGTCCGATCTCGCCGTCGCCGCCGCCGATCAAGCGCAGGCCTGCGGATGGCTTCCGCTCGAGCTTCGGCACCCTTCTTACAGCCTCGCAATCAGCGCCGCGGAGTAACGCCGATGCCGATAACGCCAATAGACAAAATCAATCGCCTTCCGGTGCTCGAGGGCAAATTCGGCAAGACGTGGCGCGTCGATATCGCTGCGCTCTGTCGAAAATTTAAGGTCGACCCGGAACAAGATTCCGGCGTCGCGGCATGGGTCATCGAGGCGCCTTGGGCGCATCCGTTTTGGCATAGCTATGAACTTATTCTGATCCATCTGCGGCAAATCCCCGGCGCCAAACCTCCGATTATTCGTTTGACCGGCGCGACGCACGAACTTTGGCTGAACGCGCTCGACCCGGATTTCTCGCGCGAGCCGTTCATTCTCGGCGAAGCGGCTTCACGGCCGCTGAGGCCGGGGAATTTCGCTGCGCAGATCATCGCGGAGCATGACGGCGCGGCGATAGCTCGCGCGTTCCATGCGGTTAGACAAATCTGCGACGGGACGCTCAATCCCGATACGGATTTCACCGCGCAATGGATCGCGCTCTTTGGCGACAACATGATCCGGCCGGAATTCCGGCCGAGCGCGCCGCCGACGTCGGCGAAAATTCATTGAGGGGCAGAGCATGACCTATCGGCTTTTAGCTTGGGATGACAAAGACGCGCGCCTCAAAGGCTTTTCGGCGACGGCGAAATCCGACACGCGCTCGATTGTGAAGATCGAAATCGAAGTGCGCGACCCTTATCGATTGGGCGCGCTGTTGCAGGATCTTGGCGAGATCCGTCGCGAACAGGCCGCCGCCGACCGTCAATCCGCAACCGATCATCACGCCGACGCCCCAGCGCCAAAGCGAACCGCGTCTCGTCGCAAGATCGCCAGCCAACGGCCGCTACTTCTGACATACCGCGGAGATTGACGCATGAAACCGAACAAAAAAAATGACTATCCGAGCGGTCATCGTTGGATTGTTCAATATGATCCGACCGCAGCGGCTTGCCTGCTTTCGGTTCTGCTCGCGGCTTTCGAGGATCGCGACGACGTGAGCGCGGTAGACAAGGCGCGCGCTCGCGTTGCGCATCAAGTGATGAGCGACGTTTTCGAAGATCATAGCCGGAAAGAGATCGAAGCGCGCCGAGCACGCCTCGCCAAGCAAACGGAGGCGTTGGCATGACGCGAGAGAACGTCGAAGTCATCTATCGGCCGGGCACATCGGTCGGGAAAACCGAGAACTATGCGTCTGTCGGCTTGCTTCGTTTCGGACTTGAAGATGCCCAGCGCGCCTCGACTGGATGGGGCGCAAACTGCGGTCCCGGCGCTATCGCGGCAATCATGGGCATGACGCTCGACGAGGTCCGACCCTACTTGGGCGACTTCGAACGCAAGCGCTACACGAGCCCGACGCTCATGCGGGAAGTGCTCGACCGTATCGGCCGCGGATATTTTTTCAACAAGCCGCCTTTGACGTGGCCGCAATACGGGCTCGCGCGCATTCAATGGCATGGCCCTTGGATGACGCCCGGCGTTCCGATTGGCGCGCGTGAACGTCACACGCATTGGGTTGCGTCGTGCCGTTCGGGCCGACGCGGGATCGGGATCTTTGACATAAACGCCATGAGTTCGGGCGGCTGGATCTCGCTCCGAGATTGGGGCGAAACGCTCGTCCCTTGGCTCCTAAAGGAAGCGGTTCCACGCGCAGACGGGCAATGGTCGATCACGCACGCGATTGAGGTAAGCCGGGCATGACACTCGAAAACCTCGAAATCTCAGAGACTTGGCCGCGCTGGATGCGCGCAGAGACGGCCGCCGCCTATGTGGACGAGCCGAACGCGCGGGCCTTTCGCCGTAAGGTCGGGGCGGTATATCCTCCCCCGACTGTAGGCAAGGGTAAGGGCGCGAAATGGGATCGCCTCGAGATCGACAAAGCGTGCCGCCGGAAAATGCCGACGACAACCGTCGTCGACGCCGCGAGTGTGCTTTAGCGAGGCGGCAAGTGAAGCGCGCAGCGAATTGGCCTCGGTATATGATTTCCAAAACGCTGGCGTCCGGCACGGCGTATTTTTGGCAAGCGCAGCACCGCGATAGGAAGGCCGGTTGTCAGCCGCAGTCGGAAGCGCTCGGCAACGATTTCGAAGCCGCAACCGCGCGCGCTCGAATGCTGAACGAACAACTTGACGCTTGGCGCGAAGGTCGGAACGTGCCGGTCGAGATCGCGCACGCGCACAAGATCGGCACGGTCGATTGGTGGCATAACCAATATCTACACCATCAGGCCTATACAAAGCTCAGCCCGCGGACACAAAAGGACTATCGGGAAGTCCTCGAGATGGTCGCCAACGTGCCGACGCAAATTCAGGACGCGCGCACGGGCGAGCCGAAGCGCGTCGGCTCTCTCATGGCAAGCTCGCTCTCGCAACAAGCCGTCGATAAAATCTATGCAAAGATCCGCGACGGCGGTCGCGTGAACCGGCAAGCAGATCTGGCGATGGACGTATGCCGCCGGGCTTGGAAAGTCGTTCGCCGGTCGAATCCCGGCTTGTTCCTCGTCCCGGTGATCGGGCCGGACGGCAAAACGCAGCGCCTTGCGATCAATCCTTTCGAACAAATGGAACGCGCGGAATACGAGCGCGACACGGCTAAGCCTGCGACCCGCGAGCAAGCGCAAGCCTTGGCGGAAACGCTCGAGGCCGCCGGGCACCCTGCGCTCGCCGTTGGTGCGCTGATCTGTTACGAATGGCTGCAACGGCCCGAAGACGTCCGAAAGGGGCGCATCACTTGGACGGACTTCCGACCGGCGCACAAACCGCGTCACGTCCAGATCTTTCACCACAAAACCGGCGAGCGGGTTTGGCAACCGCTCGACCATGTTGTCGCCGATCCCGAAACGGGCGACGAGGTCGTGCATCAGCTTTACCCCGAACTTGAGGCTATGATCGACCGGCTTCCCAAGCTCGGCGTTCCGCTCGTCATGTTCGAACCGAAGAAAGGTCCGAAGGACGCGAGCGGCAAGCGCACGCCGCGCCTCTATTCAGAACCTTACTCGCAACACCTAGTGCAAGCGGCACGACGCGACGCGAAGCTGCCGTCTCACATCACGCTCGAGGCTTGCCGTCATGGTGGAATGACCGAATGCGGCGATGCTGAACTAACCGAGCAAGAGATTATGAGTTTGTCCGGTCACGTCACACCGGCCGCCGCGCGCTTGTACGTGAAGCGCACCGAAAAGCAGCGATTGCAAGCCGCCATCAAGCGCCGCGCATCGGTCAACTCGAGAACAAAATCGGGGTGAAAGTCTGAATGGCCGGACGCGCGGGTGTCTGAATGGCCGGATTTGTGACACGCTAAGTCATTGATTTATTGGCTGGGATGCCAGGATTCGAACCTGGGAATGGCGGAATCAAAATCAGCGACAAGCCTAATAAAATCAACGCCCGTTCAGACTTTTGCCCCGTCCGACTGCCCTATGTGTATCAATGGCTTAGGACGATACGTCTGAACAAAACCGTCGCAAACATTCTCCGAAATTCCATCCGCTCGAGCAACAAAAAAGGACCCGCCCCCGCTACCCATTGGCGAAGGTAGCAGGGGCGACGAACGTGCGCCGGGAGAGGGACGCACGTTCTCGAACCGACGAACGCGAGGGGGTTGCTCAGCGTCGGCCCAATTCGATTTGAGCTAGGTAGGTAGCCGGGCCACACGAGACGGCCCGTGCTGAGTCAAAATTAGGCGATTGTCGACCGATCTAGTCTCGGTCGACCGCCTTTAACGAACCCGTCATCGCAGCCACACGCCGCGCGGCTTCGGCACGGGCTGCAATCGGATGCGTTGCGCTGATCCCGACCGAAGCCGACGTCGACGGGCGGATCGGCGTAAAGACGACAACGAGGGTCGCGACGCCCGCCATCGAAAGGGCGAGCGTCCAGATTGCTATTCGTGCGCGTCGCGGCCACTTGCTGAGTAGGAAGCGATTAGCGAGGTTACGATTTCCGGGTGCTGCATCACGGCGGCCGACGCGACCATGATCGCGACCGCCAGCGCCAGCCTTTTCAGCGACTCGACCGCTTGGACTAGCTCTTTCGCGGCTCTCACGAATTCGATTAGCGACCCCATGAAACCCTTGGTCCGCGGTTGCGCCTCGTGATGGTCCGCCGGATGGTGAAGGTTCTCGAGCGCGGTCCGCTGATACTCGACTAGGGTCCGAAGCGCCGCGATCTGCGACCGCAGATCCGACATTTCCTTCGCCCCCACTTCGAACCGAAAATGAACGTAGTCGTGCCAATCCGCCGCCCAAAGGTTCGATTGGTCGATGCGCTCGATTAGCCTGCCCAAAAGCACTTGAGGGTCCGTCTCGTCCCCTGTCGGCAAGGTCATGGCCGTAGGCCCCTAATGCAACTGTCATTGTCCCCTCGAGCCTTTGTCGCCTTTGCAGAGCGTCGAGATACCTGCGTTCGTGCCAGCCGCCCAGATGCGCGCGTCATCCGGCTTTATGTCAGAGATTTGCCCCGGATAGGTATCGAGGACCGAGCAAGCCCGGTCCTGAACCATCGGCGGCGGCGGCTTCTGATCCATCGCGCACGCCGCAAGCGCAAGCGTGGCGATGGAAACGAGAAAGGCCCGCGTCACGAACCGAGCGCCCGCCGGATCTGCGCGGCCACGTCCGACCACGTGTCGGACGTTGCGCGACGGGTTCGTCGAGCCGCGGGTTTAGGGTTCACGGCTTTGGATGCTGATTTCGTTTTAGCGTCGGCGTCGGCTTTCGCCTTCGTGGCCGCGAGTTCGTCCTCGGCTTTCTTCGCCTTTGCCGCCGCGTCGGCCGCCGCCTTCTCGCTCGCGATCTTTTCCGCTTCGGCTTTCTCTGCGGCTTCCTTCGCAGACTTGGCGTCGGCCGCGATTATGTCGGCCTGCTTTTGGTAGACGACCGCCTCTTGCTTGTACGTCTCGAGATCGCCCTCGCCTTGACCGTAACCGTTGTCGAAGCCGTGCCAATGGCCCAGCGCGAACGCGAATCCGATCACGATAAACACGCGCGGATTGGCGACACATTCCGCGAGCGCAATGCGGATCTGTCCGAGTAGGAATTTCACGGCCGTTACGATTCCGCCAAGCACCAATTGCAGAAGCGCACCCCAGCCGGGAAATGCAAACGACGTCGCGAAGCCGATCCCCTTCGTAATCAGGCCGACGAGCCCGATCTTTCCGGCGGCGAGCGTGATGCCGCCCCAAATAAGTTTTGCTAGTGCTTTCATGCGATCCCCCCTCTTTTGAGCCAAGAATTCAGGTGAAGGTGTCGGCTAACGGCGTACAAAAGCAGGCCGGTGCCGATCCAAGTGCCGAGCGCCGCGAGGTCGACGTGCGCGGTCGTCGCCAAGCTGTTGACGATGCCCATTTGCGTATCGACGTCGCTCTTGATGTCGGGAAGCGAGGACAACGCCCAATCGACGCCCTCTTTGATGAGTTCGGCGGCGAGAGTAATTTTTAGGAAAACCGAACCCCAGAAGGTCGCGTGCGCGGTTTTCGACGTGACCGCCTGTTTAACGACGGACGGCGGCGGCGCGGGCGGTGCGATTGCGAGCGGCTTTTCCGCGACCTTTGGCAGTAGCGGTTCCGCTTGATCGCCGACGATGCTCGGGTCCAACTGGATCAAGCATTGCAGAAGCGGGAAGATCCCCGGCTGCGGATCGACGAAATTCTTGCTGAATTTGCCGTCTTTAACGTACTTGCCTTTCGTATAGAGATCCGAACCGGCGAGCACGTAAGGCGAGGGCAATCCGCGGTTCAGATAGCCGTCGCCGTTATAGTCCTCGACAAACACCCCGGTCGCGCCAATCGTCCAAGATGGAACTTCGTCCGCGTTCTGCAAAAGCATCGCGTCGATTGCGCTCTCGTACCAATCGAACGGCGGCGCGCCCTCGAGCGGGCGGCCTTTCGGAACGTGCGTCGTCCGCTTCGTTAGCGGGTCGCCGTTGTGCAAATGCGTTTTGAAATTGCAGCTCGACTCGCGCTCGTGAATGCAACCGACGACCGGCCACGGAATGCCGATTGCAAGCTCGACCTTCTTGTATTGCTCTTTGCCCGCGAGGACGCGCTTCGCGGCAAGCATCGTCCCGCCAAGCCGCTCGGGCCGAAGGTGCATCACCTTCCATTCGTCCTCGTACTTCTCTTGTCTCGCAATTTGCGCAGCAGAGATCGGCGCAAGCGCGTGCGCGCTCGCCGGAACCGGCAAGGTCATAGTTACCCCTCAAATGTTCGCTGATCGAAATGCGCGATACGCCGCGCGATACTCGCCGACTAGATTATGTCGGAAAACTCGCCACCGGCCCCGCCGCCGCTTCCGCCGCCACCGGCCGCCGGAATTTGTGTTTTTGCGGATATGTCGACCGTGTAACCCGCTTTGCTGAATTTGTGCGCGGCGGTTTCGATTATGAACGGCTGACTATCGACCTCGGGATGAATTCCCTCGTAAACCATTGGGCCGCCGCCTCGAGCGAAAGGCGTCCCTATGATGCCGACGCTCGTCGTCATCGAGTCGCGCTGCAATTCATTCGCCTTCGACGTCGCGAGGTGTTTCGCCTCTTGCTGATTTGAGACGTTGTGCCGAAGCGTAAAGATCGCCGTCCCGCGCGGCGCGCTTGCGGCTTCCTCGTATTTGCGCTTCCCGTCTGCCGGATCGTGATAACCGGCGCGGACCTTTTTGTGCTCGCCTCGATTGGTCCATTTTATTTTGCAGGTGTCTTTAATAACCATCTGCGGAACGATGACGAGCGGCGGCATTGCGATCCCGCTTGCCGATGCGCCCGCGCCTTTTTTCGCAACGATCAGCTTCCCGTCTTTGATCGCGAAAAGGCCATCGAGGCGCTGCGCCTGCCTATCGATGAAGTGCAAGCCGGACTCGGAAAGCTGAGCGAAGTATCCGTCTTTCCCTTGATAGCTCGCGATCTCCGGGTCGACTTGTGCGACGAGGCCGTTCTCGCTCGCAATGTCGTTCACAACGTCGCCGAACGTAGCGTCATCCCAATGGCGATTGCGATGCTCTTTGAGCGAGTCGCGCATGTCCGCGGACTTGCCCTGAATGTGCAGCTTATAGGGCAGCGCGTTCAATTCCGGGTCGTCTGCGGTGAAAGAGCCAAAATACTGTTCTTCGATCCAAGCGCTGATGATTGCCTTGTTCCGCGGGATCTGAACGAACGGCGGACCGGCATCAAGCTCGAGATCGATCGTATCGGACGTCGATCCGGCTTTGTCGTTAATCGTGACCGAGATCAATCGCTCGAGGAACAAGCCGGACACGGGTTGCCCGTCTATGGTGATGACGATGGAAGGATGCAGCGCGGACATTCGTCAATCCCACAGCTTAACGAGTGGCGTTTTCGAAAGCGTCGTCGGCAGATCCGGCAAAACGATTGTTATGCCGCGAGGCAAAATCGCCGGTTGTTCCGAAAGTCGCGCCGGATAGTTCGCGTCGAGAACGGCCTCGACGGCGCCTGATTGTTTGCGGCCGTAGAAGCGATAGCAGATCATATCGATCATATCGCCGTCGACGGTCATGTAAGTGCGAGCCATGAGACACCTATATGCGGCGAAGCTGGATTGAGTAGCCGTTGCGCCGTGCGAGGCCATCAAAGCGGACGTTGTCGCGCTCTTGCGAAACACGTTGGATCGCGTGCCGACCGTGAACCTTGCCCGAGAACGTCACGAGCATGAGAGGCGTGCCGGATTTCGCCGCGTCTGCGATGCCCTCGAGCGACGACAATCCGCCGAATGCTTCCTCGAAAAGAATACCCTTGATCGCGAAGCTATCGGACTTCGGGCCGGTCCATTGAAGCGCTGCGAAGCGATAGCAAACGTCGATTTCCGCCCAAGGCGTCTCGAGTTCGATCTCTTGCCCCACGAATGAAAAGCCGAGCGCGCGAAACGTGAAACTTCCGAGCGCCATCGGCGTCGGACCTTGCTCTTGTGCCATTTACCGGGCTCCGTCGTGATAAGCGCCGCGCAGAGCGTTACCGGCGGCGGCCGCCGCCGCACTCGAGGCGGCAGATTGAACCGAGGGGATTCCCGCGCGCATTCCGGCGGCGAGGCTTTCAATCAAGCGTTGCCCTTCGGCCGTGAGATTGAGGCCCGAGAAAACGCCGCGGATCTGATCGGCGGTTTGCCTCGCGATAGTGATCGCTTGTTGCTGTTGCTGTTGTCCGGCGCCAGCGTCCGCGCCTGCACCGGCATCGGCTTCCGCCCCTTCGGCTCTACTGGAATAGAGGCCGAACGTCAGAGGGTTCAGAATTGCGCCTTTCAAGCCGTCCTTTTGATAGCCCTCGTAGGCATCCATCCCCGCGAGCCCGAGGCCGATAATCCAGCCGATACCGGGAATAAAGCGCGCCCCCACCTTGGCGGCGCCCTTTGCGGCAGTTTTTCCAGCTACCCTTTCGGCAGCGGCGCCGGACGCGCTCATGCCTTCGGCGATCCGGCCTCGGTAATTCGGCCCGCCGCTTCGGTGCATTTCCTTCATGCGCTTTGTGGCATCGCTAGCGGCGCGCGCGTTGGCTTTCTGATTTTGCGTCGAAAACAATTTTTTCGCGCCTTTTGCGCCTTCCGCGCCGACTGCCGTCGCTTCGGCAGCGGCACGCCCGAACCCGGCCATGCGACCTACCGCGCCCCTCGCTTTAGGGGACCCGACAACAATACCAAGCGCGGCAAGAATACCGAGCGCCGCACCGCCTGCGTATTCGATAGCGTTCCCCAAGCCGATGAATGCCGCCTTGGCTTGTTCGACTGCGCCTGTGTCCTGAATTTTGAGCAAGAGTTCTTGCCACGCTCCGGCGGCTTGATCGGCGGTTCCGGCTTCGGTCTGCTTTCTCGCATCGGTGATGTTGCCGACGAGATCCGGGCCGACCGCATTAATCTGCTCAAACAGTTGCACCAGTTTTTCGTAGAATTGGAACGTCGGCGTGTTGCGCGCGTAGTGCTTGCCCTCGAAAATATCCATAAGCGCAGCGGGTCCGGCTTTCTTGTCGACGAGTTCTTTGATGAACCCTTGCAGATCGATGTTTCCGCCGGGCGCGAGTGTTGCGTTCGATACGGCGGTGCGGATCTCGTCGCGATCCGCTTCCGTCCGTGCCCCACGCCAACGCGCAATCCTGTTCGTGAGGTTTTGTTGAAACTCGGGGCTGCTCGTCTCGCCTTTCTCTTGCGCGCGCTTGAGTTGCCGCGTGACCCACTCTTTTTGTTTCTTGCTCATGCCGCCGCCGAGCAAACTGTTCAGCGTCGTCGTCGCCTTAGCTGGATACTGAGCGACCGGGCTCGTATATTTCGAGCGATCAATGCCGAGACTGTCGAGGGCTTTCATGCCCGCTGCGGTCGGCTTGATGATGCGCGATGCCATCGACTTGAACGATGTACCGAGTTCGGAAGCGCCGAAACCGGCCTGCGATCCGTTCGCCAGCATCGCGAGCGCGAATTCCGGCGAGATCCCCATTGATGCCCACTGCGGCGCGAACTGGCGCATACCCTCGACGATGTTCGCCGGGCCGAGGGGCGAGGCGTTGCCCGCCATGATGACCTTGCCCGTGATGCCTTTGATCCAAGCCTCTTGGAACTTCGGATCGTTGGCATCTTTGTGCAGTTTCTTCGCCAATTCCTCGCGCTGTTTGGAATAGGCATTGTAAAGCGCATTAATGAACTGAACGGAGTCGCCCGAGCTTAGCGCATTGGGCTCGGACATATGAAGGCCGAGCGCCGCCTTCCAGATAGACTCGGCCGTCTTACCGCGTGCGCCGACCTTTTCGACTTCCTCTCGCGCTTGCATTGCAACTTCGGCCGTCGTGCCGACCTGCTTCGCCAATGCGCGCGCGGATTTCGCCGTGCTGTCCATATCGGCTTTCCAGCCCGCCCAATCGACCTTGCCGTTTTTGGTAAAGTCGCTCAGTCGCGCCATGCCGTAGCCGAATTTCGACTCGTTGAAATTCTTAGTCGCCTCGACAAACGCATAGACGCCGACCGCCGCCGCCGTCGTGTGTGCGGCGAGCGTGCGAAAATGTTCGCGCGCCCGCCCGGCTTCCTCGCGCATCACTCGAAACGGTTGCGCAGACGCCCGCGTATGGATCTGTTTCAGCGATGCGGAGATCCGTTTCGCCGGTCCTGAGACTTGATCGGTAAGGCTGATAATCAGCCGTGAACTGAGGTTTGCCAATTAAAGCCCCTATGTTTTATCCGGCGGCGTTCGATAGTCGCGGATCGCCTCGGACCAAGCGAACGCTTCATCGAACTTGATGCGAAGCACTTCCGAGAGCGGTGTGTGCAGCGCGTCGCAGAGTAGGACGGCTATATTTCGCCATCCTCCATCTGGTCGGTGTCGGTCAAAAAAGGGAGCATCCAAGCCTCAATGCGCTTGACGTCGAGCATCGAAAGTTTCGAAACGACCGGAATGGTCAGGCCCGATAAAACTGCAATCGATGCAGCGGTCCCTTGATGCGGTCCGCCCTTGACCTTTTCGACGGCGATACCCGCCTCGAGATCCGGTTCGCGCAGCGTGATCGACTTTAATGGCCGTCCGCCCGCCGAAATTGGATGCAGGAGGTCGATCACGACGCCGTCGCCGTTATCTTCGATTGGCGCGGGAGCGGGCGCGTCGACCGCGCGCGCATCGATAAATTTCTGAATTGCGCGCGAGTCGACGGTCTTGATCCGCCGGATCGCTTCCTCTGGAATCCCTGTAAGCAGGGAATAAAGATGCACGACTTGCGCCATCCCCTCGGGTTTCTGGTCGGCGGCAATGTGATGGCCGAGCGTCGGCGGCGTGACTGTGATTTCGTTCCAAGTGCGTTCGCCGTCGCTAATCACGCGCGAGAGTTTGTGCGTGAAGCCGACGCGCGTCTGAGGCGCCTCGGCGTCTTCGGTCGAATGGGCTGCGGTCTTCGTCGTCATGGTATTGCTCTCCCTTGAAAAAGAAAAAGGCCCGGCTTCCCCTGCCGGACCTTCGATTGCAGTGCGTGCAATTGCGCTTAGCTAACGAGCATTGCGCGGCGAATGTTTTGCGTTTGGCTCTGTCCGCCGATCTTGATTTCGAACGGGTCGATTTCGTAAATCGGCAAGCCGTCGATCTCCAATTTATAATAACGAAACGCCATTTTGTAATCGACTTCCGCGATGTTGCCGCGCTTATGGGCGTCGGGCGTCATTTCGCTGATGATGCCGCGGTAATAGCAAACCCCGGAATGCGTCGTGCCATCGTCGTCGACGAGAGCGCCGGTCGCCATGTATTCCGTTTCGACGCCAATCGCGAGGCCGAACAACGTCAGCACCGCGGGATCGAAACTCGTCATCTTAAAGCCGAGTTCTGGCGCGTCGTAACCCATTGCGACCTGAATCTCGACTTCCATACCGCCGTTAAAGACGTTTTCCATTTTCCGCTTGAGTGACGGAAAACCGATTTCGCTCGCCTGTCCGATTTGACTCGTGCGGTTTACCCAAATCGTAGCGTTGCGCATGATATAGCGCGGCCGTTCGCTCGCCATGTCGTGAAGCTCCTAAAGTTCGAATTGTGCGTGATGCGTCTAGGGAAGCGCGCCGGGCGACAATGCCCGGCGGCGCGTGTCGTTAGATGGCCCCGGCGTTCTGATTGACCGAGATCGAACCGCCCTCGATAGCCGCGCCGACGCGCTGCAAGAGCAGCGTGTAAGCCTGAATGTTCTGGTAGGCGACGATCCGAATATCTTCCATCGGAGGCGGCACCTCGTACTTGATCGAGAGCGTCACGCGGCCTTGGCGAAGCTCGGTCGGGGCGTTCAATTCTTCGTCGAGCCAAACGTCGGAACCGCGCAGCAAGTAACCCTCGGCCTCGAGCGTGCGCAGGAATGCGCGAGCACTCTCGACGAGGAATTTCAGGTTCGCCTCGGTCATCGGCTTATCGACGAACGCCAAGTAAGCGCGCTCGATTGCCTCGTTCACAAAGTCACGAGTGCGCCGGACCGAGAGGAAGGTGTTCGCGGTCGTGCGGTTGCCCCAGGTGCGATAACCTTCGCCAAAGTTGACGACGGTCGAGACGCAATTTTCGTTGAGATAGTCGGTTTGGTTTCCGTAAACGATTGGCCGCGTAACGCCGTCGATTCCATAAATGAGTTCGTTGGAAACCGACTTGACGAACCCCTGGTCGCGGTCGACGCGGCACTGCACGCCCGCAAAGCGAGCGGACGAAGGCTCGGGAACGTAGGCGGCGAGATCCGTGTCGTAGATCTGCACTTGCGGATCGCAGATCATAAACCGATCCGTACCGTATTTTTCCCGAGTGATGACCGCAGCGTCGTCGGTCGTGTTCGGTCCGTCAATAAAGGCGACCGCTTTCAACTGCGCGCAGATGCCCTCGAGTTCGTGCGCGACCGGGTTGCCGACCGTTCCGACCGTGACCTCAAAGGTCGCGTTCGCACCGCCGCCCGCGTTGGAAACTTCAATCGTCGGGCCGGTTTCTGGATCAGCGGTATAGCCCCAGCCCGGCTTAACGATTGCAACGCCAGTGATCGCGCCCTCTGCGATGATCGGTTTGATCTCGGCGCCATGACCGCCGCCGCCGACAACGGTCAGCGTCGTATCGGGCCCGTAGGTTGTGCCCGGCGTCAGCACGTTGACGGAAGCAATGCCGTCGCTCGCGAGCGCGTGCGTGAAGCCCGGCGCGATAAAGATGCGCGGGCCGAGATTGCGCCCGTAAAGGCCTTCGATTTTCATAGCGGCGTGAACGCCAGTCATGGTCGGACCATCGCCGACGATGTTCGCAAGCGTCTCGTTGCTGTTCGCGCCTTCCTCGTGGCGCGTGATGTAAACGTAAGCGCCGAGACGTGCGTCGCCGCCCTGGTCGAAGATCGCGTCGAGTGCTTTCTTGAGCGTGCCCGCGTCGCCGAGCTTGGCGGCGATTGAATAGTTCGACGCGCCCTTGATGAGAATGGGTTTGTCGTAGGGGAACACACTCGCGTCGGCGTCGGGCGCCGTGCCATGCAACGAAATGACGGCCGACTGAGCGGTGCGAATGCTCAGCACGTCCTCATTAACTTCGGAAGTGCGCGTGCCGTGGTGGAATGAAATGTCGACTGCCATTGGTTTAGGCTCCTTACGGGTGAAAAAAAAGGCCGCCCTGCAAAGGCGGCCGACGTGGCTTCGGATTGTGCGTGCGGTTAGTTGGCGAACACGGCGGGATCGGCGTCGAACGGCCCGGATATGGGCGTGAAGCTGCGGCCACTCGGAAGCGTCACCTCGAGTTCGTGAGTGAATTTCCCGGCCGGGATCTCGCCTTTGCCGACGATGACCCGGACGACGTTTTTCTGATCGCCCGTGAGATCGATTCCGTTCGCGTCGCTTTTCACGAGCGCAGCGCTGCAACCCGGCTCCAATCGCGGCTTGATGCCCCAAAACAGTTTCGCGCCCGAGAGATCGACCGCGGCGCCCGTTGCCTCGTCAACGATCTGAAAATCAAGCTCGAGACTGTCCCCGGCGCGAGTTTTGATCGGTACTGTCGTCATATTTTCCCCTGCGTTTGAACTGGCGGTGAAAGTTCTCCCTTTGCCTCAGTGCGCCGCTCGCTACCGTCGACGACGATGGCCGCCGGACCGAGATTGATCGAACCCGTCGCACTGATGCGTGAAGCGGCGCCGTTGGCGGCAATCACAACGGGCGTCGTCCTAATCGGCACGGTCACGACGATGACGTGATCGGCGCCCGGCGCTTGTTCGTGAAAGAACGGAGCGTCGAAGATCGGGACACCGGCAGCGATACCGAGCGCCGCGAGGCGGTGTGCCTGATGCAGAATTGCCGTCTGAACGAGCGGCTTGCCGGTTCTGATCGAAGCACCGCGCAGCGCGTGCGATTGTTTGATCGTCGGGCGGCCGACGACGGGCGCGTCGACGACGATCTCGGAGGCTTGCAACACGCTCTTGATGACGGCGAGTGCCAGGCCAACGCTCGGCGCGCCCGTGGCGACGCCCGTGGCGGCGAGCGCGTGCCGTTGCCGGATCTCCGGTGCATCGATCTCGACGGCGCCAGCGGCGACGCCAGCGGCGGCAATCGCATGATGCTGCCGGATCTCCGGTGCGCCGATCTCGAGCGGGCCCGACGCGATGCCGGTCGCCTCGAGCGCGTGCCTTTGTGCGAGCACCGGCTCGGCGACGTCGGCGGCGCCAGCGGCGACGCCCGTGGCGGCGAGAACGTGCCGTTGCCCGATCTCCGGTGCATCGATCTCGACGGCGCCAGCGGCGACGCCAGCGGCGGCAATCGCATGATGCTGCCGGATCTCCGGTGCGCCGATCTCGAGCGGACCCGACGCGATGCCGGTCGCCTCGAGCGCGTGCCTTTGTGCGAGGACCGGCGCGGCGACGTCCGCGGCACCCGTGGCGACGCCCGTGGCGGCGAGAACGTGCCGTTGCCCGATCTCCGGTGCATCGATCTCGACGGCGCCAGCGGCGACGCCAGCGGCGGCAATCGCATGATGCTGCCGGATCTCCGGTGCGCCGACCTCGAGCGGACCCGACGCGATGCCGGTCGCCTCGAGCGCAAGCGAAAGTCCGGCGGCCGGAACGCCGACGCTCGGCGCGCCCGTGGCGACGCCCGTGGCGGCGAGCGCGTGCCGTTGTCGGATCTCCGGTGCATCGATCTCGACGGCGCCAGCGGCGACGCCAGCGGCGGCAATCGCATGATGCTGCCGGATCTCCGGTGCGCCGACCTCGAGCGGGTCCGACGCGATGCCGGTCGCCTCGAGCGCGTGCCTTTGTGCGAGCACCGGCTCGGCGACGTCGGCGGCGCCCGTGGCGACGCCCGTGGCGGCGAGCGCGTGCCGTTGCCGGATCTCCGGTGCATCGATCTCGACGGCGCCAGCGGCGACGCCCGCGGCAGCAATCGCATGATGCTGCCGGATCTCCGGTGCACCGACCTCGAGCGGGCCCGACGCGATGCCGGTCGCCTCGAGCGCAAGCGAAAATCCGGCGGCGGGAACGCCGACGCTCGGCGCGCCCGTGGCGACGTCCG